TTGCCCATTGATGTGTTCATGTCTCCAGACATTCTAGACCCCTTCTTGTGATATCGGAAATACCCATCATTTGATCTGGCTACACCATGATTAACTAGTTGCCATGAAAGCAACATTGCCAACTCTTTACTATTAAAGATCATGTTGTATAATGAATGTTCAAATTTTAAGGCCTGTTCCGAAACATGTTGATCAAATCTAGAAGCATCCAATCCAATGCACACAGGTTTGATAAAAGAATCCCACTTGTCTTTCATCAACTTTGCCTGGTCCACACAGTTGTATTTGCTAAATATGGTAGGAGATTTAAAAATACGGTCAATCTCGTCATATAACTTATGTTCTAGCGGTCTTAGATATCTTCCAACTTCAACGTTGTATCGAGCTTCACGCGGTTGTATAACACGTGGAGCGGGATCAGGTTTAATTGAAAAATTTAATTTTTCCGCTTTGATAAAAGTCTTCAAGTGTGAATCACGGGGGTGGACTGCTTTAATAGCCAGCCCATCCACAGCTCGTTGGTACATTAGACGTCTGGGTCCCTGGTAGTAGCCAACAAAAGTTTGTCTGCTCACCGGGGATTGAAATCCAATGCCATTAGCTATGGGTCGAAGATATGATCCACATCTTTTGTTGAATATGTTTGGCTGAGGTGCAACCGGAGGGTTACAAGCCTTATCCACAAACAACACTCTCTCGCCTACTCCACGACATAAGTTGGCTATTGAGTTGTTATGAGTCTGCATATTATGGTTGCACAAAAACTGACTCATTGTTAAGTATTTGCGCACCTTCTTAGTCCCTGAACCTTTGGGAGTTACACCTGGGTATTGACCGGGAACCGTGTCAAACCCCTCCCTAAGCTCTGGGCCCCATCAAGCGACACTTGGGGTTGGAGACCCCAGTGACGCCATCATTTTCTTGCTCTCTTTCACTTCATGTACGTGTTTGATAGCTGCTGTCAAAAGTTCTTGTTTGGAAGGAATAAAGACCATCTCAGTGGCGAAGTCTACATTCTCCCAAATATGTCTAGCAATAACACCGTGATCTATGCATTGGTCGTATAAATACTTCCTAACACACATACGGTTAGCTGCTGTACATGTAACAACTCCAAACTTAGCTTTACCCACCTTAACCAACCATGCTCTAAATGGTGCTTTGGATCTGACTCTTCTTTTAGTACTAGTTTTCGTGTCCACACTGTCCAATGTGTTACTAGAGACAATGTCAGTGACATCATCTACCTCTAAATCAATACCAAAAGTCAACTCACGTCCAACACTTTCCACCATTTTACCAGCTTGATCAATCAGGTTATTACGTTTGCCAAAATAACGTTTGTATAATCTTTCACATACTCTGTAAGCTCCATAAGCGACAATGACATTCTGCGTTGCAATCGACAGATAGCCCATGTTAACCGACATGACGGGATAAG